GTCACACTGGGCCGGTTGGTTCACTCCGACCGGCCCTTTTCATTCCATGACTCGACTCCTCCTTTGCATCTGGCTCCTGTTGCCGATCGTCGCTTGCGCGCAGACACGGCTTTCGATCTCCACCGGCACCGCTGCCAACGACGGGTCCGGCGATTCGCTCCGGGTGGCGTTCAACAAGGTCAACACGAACACGGCGACGCTGTGGGCATCGATCTACACGAACGGCGCGCCAAGGCTCGCAACCAACGTCCTTCTGGTCGGCCCGTCCTATATCGACGGGGATTTGACCAACAACCTTGAGCTTAACGACATCGCCCAGCTCACACTCGACGGAACCGATACCGGCGTCTACGGGGTGGCATCCCTGTTCCTCGATGGCGGAATCTCAACCGTCCGCGGCACCACCAACCTGAACCTAATCACGCCCGGCGTGACCGCTGGCACGGTAAGCAACGGCTGGGTGCTGACACTCTCCGACAGCGTTGAGGGCACGGTGGAGTTCACACCGCTTCCCGGAGCCATCATCACCGGGACAGCAACCCTGTCATCCGGGGCGGCCACGGTGTCCAATACGAACGTCGCCACCGGCAGCCGCATTTTCCTCACCACGCAGTCGGTTTCCGGAACCCACGGATACCTTCGCGTGATCTCCCGAACCGCCGGCGTGAGCTTCGTGGTGAACAGTAGCAGCGGGTCGGACAATTCCACATTCGCCTGGATGATTGTGCAGCCATGAGCCTTACCACCAGAGGGCCGAGCGTAGAGGCGCAGGTCATCAAAAAGAAGCGGTACGAGGACATCAAGTTCGTGTTCTCGTTCGCCGCGTCCGACTCCGTTGATTGGTCTGGGACGCAGGTCACTGGCCAGCTTCGGAACATCAATGACTCGCTCATCTGGGACTCTGGGACCATCAGCGCAAGCGTCTCCGGCGACGGGTCCGCAAGCGCGACCGCAACGATTCCAAGCGCGACTACCGGCACGCTTTCGGAGGGGACGTACTACATCGACTTCTTTTTCTGGAGCGATAAGGTGACCAAGTCGGCAACCAAGACCTACGTCATCAAGCTGGCTGACGGGCCAACCAACCTGTGAGCGATATAAACGTCAGCGTCACTCACTCAGACATTGGGCTAACTGTCAGCCTCGCTCCGGTGTCGTTTCCAGTCACCGTCGACTCTGTTGTGGCTGAAGTCTCCGATCTCTACGAAAGGCTCAAAGCCTGGACCCTTTCCTCCGCATTCTCCATCACGACCGCAACCCGCGACTCTGACGGCGTGATCACAACCGCCAGCGTCTCGTGGCCAGACGGCAGCACTGGCACATTCACCCGAACGACGAAGAACGCCACCTTCCTCACGATAGACGCCTACACCGTGACCCACACAGACAGCGGAAAGACAGCGACCCAATCCGCTGTCACACGCGACACCGTCGGCAACGTCACCGCGCAGCCTGCGCTCACCATCACACCTTGATATGGGAATGCTTGACGCAGTAGTTCACCCAGTTATCCGAGCCAGCGTGGTCAACGAGTCCGGGTGGTCAGAGGTGCTGTCGCCTCCCGGCGTGACTGTGACCGGCACAACGGGCACCTCTATCACGGGCTGGGGCTTCCCGTGTGGGAGTCCGCGGAACTTCAAGCGGGTCAGCTTCGACCTCCGGAATAGCGTCGCAGGCCAGAGCACAACCCTCGTCAGGGTGCGAATCAAGGAGGGGAGCAGCACCGGCGCACTGCTGGCAGACAAGACCGTCTCGACTTCCCTGACGCTCAACGTCACATCCACTGTCACAGTCACATTCGACTCGGTGGTTGCCAACGCATCCGGGACGGCGCTGTGGTGCGAGATCATCACCAATGCTCGCATCGACGAGTTCAAGCTGCTCGTTGACGCCTACGCTTCTCCGACTGCCAAGTACTGGACAGACGGATCCGTAACATCTCCCAGTGGGTCGCCTGCGACCGCCGTGTCTCAGCGGAACTACCCGGTCACATTCTGGGCCGAAGACTCGTCCGTATTTGAGCCTGCGCTGTCATCTGAGATGGCGGCGCTGATTGAGCGCGACACGGTGCTGTCCAGAATGGTGACGCCAACATACGGGCTCACCCCTGATCTGGTTCTTGGAGCCACGACAACGACGGCCATGGCCACGTCCTCCACGTTCTCCGCGTGGGGTCAGTATGTCGGTAACATCTCGACGCCGTTCAACGCCGTCAGCTTCTACCTGTATGCGTTCAACAGCGCAGCAATACCCACCCAGTGCCGCGTAATCGCTCGTCGGATGCCAGCGGATTCCGGGCAATGGAACACCAACCCGAGCACGTGGCAGATCCTCGCAGATACGACGTTCAACGTCACCCCAGCCGAATCCACCTACACCAAGGTTACAGCCCGATTCGACCCGTCGGCGCAGTTGACTGGCCACATCTGGATTGAGTATCTGACCAACGGTCGCGAGGGCGGGATGACCAATGGCGTCACCGCGACCGGCGAGCCCGGGCGTTGGTATGCAATCAACGCCAGCATCAGCACCTTCAGCTGGGTGAAGGCCGTTGCAAACCTGCAATGGTACATTGAACTCGGTCGGCAGGGTGACGAGGTTGTTAGCTTTGCTGTAACAGACGAGTTCAAGCAGCAGCTTGGGAGCGTGCCTACGGTGGCAGGAGTAACGATCCATCTTCCGGCGACGCTGTACGCATTGGAGGGGCGAGAGATGAACATCTATGCCAAGAATGTCATTCGCTCTGGCGCCGACATCGAGGGCTTGGATGTGAATTTCGGCGGCACCAAAGGAGCACAGTACGGGGCCTTCGGGGGATTCTGGCGCTACACCCCAACGGCTGGAGACGCGGGCACGTCAACGCTGTCCATCACTGTTACGGACACGACGAGCAACACGGTGCTCGCAACGGCATCCGCGTCCTTGGTCACGCGCGCGCTCACGCACCCGACCGTTGCTGTCAGCCGGCGGTTGCTCTGCATCGGTGATTCGACCATGGGCGGAGGTGGAGCCGCCGTTCTCGCGGAGTTGGTCAACCTGTTCAACGGGGATGCGCAGTATGCACTGACCTTGGTCGGGTCGAATGACGGAAACTACAACGACAGCGGCGCGGTCTCTCGCGCCGTGCGTTGCGATGCAATCAGTGGATGGACGGTGGCGATGTTCTCGACGGACGCGGCAACCGCATGGACCGAGATCGGTGGAACGGCCAGGACTGGCAGCCCGTTCGTCTATTCTGGGGCGTTCAACTTCACAACCTACAAGTCAACGCACAGCGTTACCCTGTCGTCTGGCGATTGGGTGCTCATCAACCTCGGGATCAATGACCTGTTCGGCTACACGGACGACGTGAACGTGTCCGCGAAGATGGAGACGATGATCACGCAGATGGAGGCGATGATCACCAGCATCCAAGCGTCCACGGCTGGAATTCGGATCGTGGTTTGCACGATGATCCCGCCTCCCGAATCGCAGGATGCGTTCGTTGTGTATGGCGTCGGACAAACCGTGAAGCGGTACAAGCGCAACCGCGACCTGTGGGTTGAGCGGGTCCTGAGTCAGTTCGGCGGGCGTACGGCATCGAACATCCATGTCCTGAGCTACGGATCCAGCTTGGATACCGTGAACAATTTCGGAGCCGCATCGGTTGCTGTGAATGCGCGGAACGCGACGACGTACAGCCAGCCGGTGACAACCACCGGCGTGCATCCCGCAACGTCTGGATACTACCAGCTCGCCGACACCATTCGGAGTTTCCTGAAAGCGATCGAATCCTAGCCATGCCACCGAAACCACAGATCATAAATCTGGACCGCATCCGCCTGTCCGGCCCTTGGGCTGCGTGGTGGGCAATGTTTAGCGTTGCCCTTCTTGGGGTGTGGTACGTAAGAGGGGCAAAAGATGCCGGAGAGCAGGTTGTGGTTGAGGTGAAGGAAGTGGCTGTTGAGGTGAAAGCGCTTAGATCGGAAATGAAGCAGGCACGCGACGAGATTCACGGCCTGAACGTTCGAGTTTCAACTTTGGAAGAGTGGAAGAGGTCGCAGCACGCGACCGGGAAGGAGTGGTAATCCATGAGCAATTCATCCCCGATGACCGATACGGAACTCACTCGGTACTGTGAGTTGATGGCCAAGCTGCGACGCGGGAACGACCTGACGGCCGCAGAAGATTCCGAGTTCGACCTGCTCCATTCGCGAGCCAAGAAGAAAGTCGTCTGGCCCCCGATCCTGCCGCCGACGATCATCATCCCAATCACGCATGAGACCGATTTCATTGCCGGTGATCCCGGCGTCGGAGGGCCTGTCGCATGACCCTCGCCGAAGCCATCCCAACCGCCACCGGCGCATGCCTCGGGCTTGGCGTCCTCGCCAAGTCGTGGCCGAAGTTCCCGAACGCCTATATCCCTACGCTGGTCGCGTTCGCCGGCGCGGCGCTCGTCCCGTCTCTCTGTGGTTGGTCCGCGCTGAATGTGATCTCTGGATTTGTCGCCGGCCTCGGCGCGACCGGGATGCACCAAGGAGCGCGTGAAATCACCGGAGACGTCCGCCGCCGAACTGGAGACACCGAACACATCACCAAACCGTGAAACGCCTACTTTCCTTCCTGACCTGCTTCCTGCTGGTCGCATCGCCATTCGTCATCCTGCAAACCGGATGCGCGCCCGCTGGCGCCGTCACCGGCGATCCGGTCGTCATCAACTCCGAGCGCGCAATCGGGATCGCGTTCGACACGGTTGATGGGTTCCTTCGCTGGGAGAAGGCGAACCGTGGATCTGTTCCGCCAAAGGTCCACACCGCCGCGCAGAGCCTGCGCCGTGACGCTCCGGATGCGTTCCGCAACGCCAGGGCCGTCCTGCGCGCCTACAAGTCCAGCCGCAGCCCGGAGCAAAAGGCACTGCTGGAAACGTGGCTAGCCACGATCTCCGAACTCGCCCGCGTTGCAACCGAAGCCTCCGCCCGCTGATCTATGGACCCCGCATCAATCATCGCCCTCGTCACCGCCGGAACCGAAATCCTCGCGCTCGCCATGAAGGCTCGCGATCGAGCCCGCGCAACCGGCGAGATGACCGAGGAGCAAGACCGCGAGTTTGACGCCAAGATGGAGGCTGCTTTCAAGCAGGATCACTGGAGGTTGTGAGCATCGCCGATTTCACCCGCAGCGCGTTGGCTGGACTCAGGGCTGATCTGGAATCGCCCACGTTCACCTGGCGCGAAGCCTCGGTTCCGTGCGTGCCGAACACGCTCGGCATCGGATCCATCGTCTCGGATGGCGGCTATGAGATGACCGTGTCACTGACGCTGTTTGTTGACAGGGCCGAGTTCCTTACCGCCGACTCGACGCTCGTGACGATTGATTCGGAACTCTACACGATGGACGACGACCGACCAACTCCGGTCACGGGGAAGGTCATCACGTACCAAGGCGCCGAGCGCCGGATTGCCAAGACGATGCAGACCGCGGACGGCGCGTGCATCATCCTGATGTGTGCGGACGTGAACGCATGAAAGCGGTAATCGACATCGAAACGGAGAAGTTCAACGAGGTCATGAAGCGCTGGCTCGTGACCACGACCCGCGAGCTTTCGGTGGCGGTGAATGCGCGGATGGCATTCCTGCTGATGCGGATGTTTGTCCTGATTCCGCCGCATCGGGTGCAGCAAAAGCGGGATGAGATTCGGACGCACCTCAACCAGCCGATCGGGGACCGCAGGACGGACAAGAGGACGGGCAAGAAGGTTGGAAAAGCTCGCATGCTTCGGCGCGTGCATCTGATCGCGCAGGCGCGAGCAAAGGGCACGGGAAAGCAGGGGCTCTACGGTGAGAAGATGGCCAAGGCCGCCGCCTCGCTTCGCCGTCGCGCAGTTGGATCGGTTGGCTATCTGAAGTCCGGGTTGATCCCTGCAATCCGGAAGTTTCAAGGCCATTTCACGCAGTTCGGAGGATCGTCGAAGAAGTCCAAAGGGAAGCAGATTTCAGGCAACGCCGCGTTCATGCGGCTGGTCCGCGAGTACGGCGGATTGCAAGGGACCGGGAACGTCGCACGCCATCGCGGGTCCAAGACGGACGTGTGGTTGGCCAAGCCGGGATTTGGCGGATCGAAGTCTGAAGCCTGGGCCTCAATCTCCATCGGCATTGCCGACGGCCAAGTCCAGAAGGTGAACGAGATTTACACGACCGCCGCCACCCGCGCCTTCCGCGACGAGCGCGAGGAGATGGAGCGCCACCTTGCCGAGAAGCTGGAGAAGGCGGCCAACGACGCCGTCGCCGCGTGATCGACCTCGCGACAGAGTGGGCCCGGATACCGTGGGTGCCCGACCGCCGACCGATTGCCGACTGGGCCCATGACAACGTCATTCTGCCGCCGACGCTGACGTTCTCCGGGGCCTTCGATCCAACGATCTCGCGTCACTTCATCGCCCCGCTGGAAAGCCTCAAGTCCGACCGCGTCCGCGAGGTAAACGTGTGTGCGCCACCCCGGACCGGAAAGACCCTCATCGCCGACGTTTTCGCGCCGTGGGCCGTGGCTCAGGACCCCGGCCCGCTGCTCTGGGTATTCGCCACCGATGATCTCGCCCGGCTGCACTGCGAAACGCGCCTGATGCCGATCCTTCATGCGTGCGAGCCTGTCCGGTCGCTGCTGCCGGACAACCGGCACAAGGACCGATCCACCGAGATCCAACTCGCGAACGGATACCCCGTCCACGTGAAGGGGCCGGCACTCGGGAACCTTCAGGCGCGAGGGTACCGCTACTTGATCGGGGACGAGCTATGGCTCTGGCCGCACGGCCGCCTTGGGCAAGCCAAGACCCGCTTGGGTGACTTCCGCCGCAACCAGTCCGACAAGTTCCTCGGCATCTCGCAGGGTGGGGAAACGGGTGGCGAGTGGTGGCAGCAGTACACCTCCGGCGTCATCCACGAGTGGGAGGTTCCCTGTGACGCATGCGGCGAGTTCCAGCGCCCTGTGTTTTCCGGGAAGCACCCTGACGGCCGGCGCTTCGGAATCGTCTTCGCAGCCGACAAACGGCCGGATGGAACCTATGACGTCGAGGGCGCGAAGGCATCGGTCCGCTACGTCTGCCAGCATTGCGGGCACGAGCACGTGGAGTGCAAGCAGACCCAAGGAAGGTGGAACGCATCCGGCCGGTACGCCCGCACCGAAGGCGGCAACGAGGAGGCGCACAGCTACCATTGGAACGACGTCATCTGCGCGCAATGGAAGGACCTCGTCGCGCTGTTCCTTGCGGCACGGGTGCAGGCGAAAAGGGGCAACTGGAAGCCGCTGGTCGACTTCAGCCAGAAGCAACTCGCGGAGTTCGCTACAGAGCGCACCGTTGCCGAGCAGGACAACCCGCTCCAGCGCGTCGAGATGTCGGCTTCTGAGGAATGGCCGGATGAGGCTTTGCGGTTCATCACGGCCGACACGCAGCACGGGCATTTTCGCGTCATGGCAAGGGCGTGGTCGAAGACCGGGGAAAGCCGCCGCCTGTTCTGGGGGACGCTGAAGACGCCAGACGACATCGAGGACCTGCGGAAGCGGCTCAACGTGAAGCCGCGGTGCGTCATCATCGACGCCGCATGGAACGCCCGCACGGTCTACACCTGGGCCGCAAACCTTGATTGGGTGTGCATTCGCGGCGATCACAAGCGCAGTTGGAAGCACAAGATAGAGGAGCGCGGGAAGGGGTGGACGTGGGTTGAAAAGCCGTGGTCTCAGCCGTGGTACGGGGATCCGGACAGCAACGGGCTGACGGTCAAAGGCAAGAAGGCGCTGGCGTTCTTCATCTCGAAGCCGTCGACCGCCGACCGTCTCCAAGGGCTCCGCGATTCCGGCCTGTGGGTCGAGCCTAAGGTGGAGCCGATGACCAAGGAGGAGACGGATTACACGGACCAGATGAACTCCATGATGAAGGTCCGTAAGAAGCCCGGCGACCCGGAAACGTGGGAGCAAAACGGCTGCGAGCCTCACGCTTGGGACTGCGCTCGCATGCAAGTTTTCGCCGCAATGGCGAAGGGTTTGGTGTGACGGTGTTGCGGTTTCAGCAAAGGGTGTGGCGTTCAACCCATTTGCCGGGAAGACGGTCGCTGAGTTGCTGGTGATTCGCTCGAAGATCCAGGACGAGATTGCGACCGGCTCACAACTTCAGTCCGCATCGGCTGGAGATGTGCAGTCGTCCCGCATCATCACGGAAGGCGCTTACGGTCGACTGGTGAAGGTGCAGCGGGCTCTATGGTTTCTCGACCCGGACACGTACCCGATCACGAGCATCCCACCCACCCGCTCCGTTGCCGTCATGGGATCGGCAATCTGATGGCAACCGCACCCGTCAGATTCTTCGACGCGTTCGGCCGGCTGATGCCGACCCGGATCAGTCAGGCCGCGATCGGCTCGCAGCAGCGCAGGGCTCGCACCGGGTTCGATCGCGACTCCGCCAACCTCTACAGCGGCACCGACCGGCTGTTGCTGATGTCCATGGGCCGGTGGCTCTACGCGAACAACTCGCTCGTGGCTGGCTCCGTCGACGATCAGGCCGCGATTGTCTCGGGTGAGTTGACGCCTCAGTTCGCGGGCAACGACGCCGCATGGGGCGCGCTGGCTGAGCAGTGGCTTGAGGATCACGACCGGCTGTGCGACGTCCGCGGGGACCACTACCCGATGCAGACGCTGCAACGCCTCTGGATGCTGCACATCATCCGGGACGGGGACGTTGGCGTGATCTTCACCGAGGGCGCCGGCGGATACCCGCTCCTCCAGACGATCCCTTCGCACCGCATCAAGGGTGATGGAGTGGTTGGCTTGGATTCGCCGTGGCGTGACCGCCGCCTTGTTGACGGTGTGATTGTGAACGAGGTCGGACGCCCGCTCGCCTACCGGGTTTACGACGACGCACGCGCCAAGTTCCAAGACATCTCCGCGGTCGACATGAAGCTGCGCTTCCTGCCTCGGTACGTCGATCAGGTCCGCGGGTTCTCCGCGCTCGGGTGCGCCATGGTGGACTTCCAGGACATCGACGAAGTCCGCAGGTTCGAGTTGGTCGCGCAGAAGCTGGCCGCGTCAATCGTGCTGGCCGAGACCAACGAGACCGGTCTCCCGCCAGACTCAGCGGAGAGCATGCTGGGCGAGGACACGACTGAGACCAACCCGGATGCCAACATCGCCATGCACACAATGCAGGGCGGTGAGATCCGATATTTCCGAAGCGGCACCGGCGGCAAGTTGGAGGCCCTGATGGCGGACCGGCCAACGCCCGCCCAGCAGAGCTTCGCAGACTCCATCATTCGTCAGGCGATGGCCGGGATGGGTTGGTCCATCGACTACTTCCTCGACCCGTCCAAGGTCGGCGGCGCGTCCATGCGTGTCGTGGTCGAGCGCATCAACCGTCACGTCGGCATGATGCGAACGCAGTGCCTTTTCCCGCTCGCCCGCTCCGTTGACGCTTGGCGCATCGCGAAGGCGATGAAAGAGGAGATGCTCCCATGGTCCGACGACTGGTTCCGGTGGCGGTATCAGGGCGCCGCAAACATCACGGCGGACGCGAAGTATTCCGCGCAGGTTTCCGAGATCCGCATGGAGCGCGGGCTTTCGTCTCCGCAGATCGAGGCAGCCCAGATCGGAAACGACTGGGAACACGTGATGGACCAGAAGATCGAGTATTGGGTGAGGCTCCAAGCCAAGTGCAAGGAGGCTGGGGTTGATCCGTCACTCATCGCGACCACGGCCAAGACCACGTACCAGCTTCAAGCGCCCGTACAGCCGGACCCGGAATCAATCCCGCAACCGGGCGCTCCCGGAGGTCAGCAGCCACCGGAGGAAAACCAATGAGCCAGCACAAGATTTTCGCCATCCGCCCGGAGGTCACCGCGCAAGCCATCGAGGCTCTGCGCCCGAAGAAGTGCGAGGACAAGCCGCTGACGACCCCGCCCTATGAGTTGATCCAGTGGGAGGATGAAACGACCGGGCTGGAAATGTCCGTCGCCGTCATCAAGGTCCGTGGTGTGTTGGCGATCGGTGTCGCTGGCTGGTACGGGTGCTGCGACCTGAAGGAGTTGGCGGAGGAGATCGAGGAAGCGGACGCAGACGCGAACGTGACCGCGATCATCGTCGAGATGGACAGCCCGGGCGGCACCGTCAACGGCACGCCGGAGGCCGCGCAGCGCATCGCCCGAATCACAAAGCCGCTCATGGTCTGGACCGAGGGCGAACTCTGCTCCGCCGCCTACTGGGTCAGCGCCTCGGCGGACGCCATCTTCGCCGCGCCGTCCTCAGTCGTTGGCTCCATTGGGTGCGTCCTCGCGTTCTACGACTACAGCGCAATGCTGGATCAGGTCGGGATCAAGGTTCAGGTCTTCCGGTCGGGCGAACTGAAGGCCGCCGGCTACCCAGGCACCGCCCTGTCGGAGCAGGAAGCCGCACACTTCCAGAGCATGGTTTCGGACGTCGGGAACGACTTTGCCTCATGGGCAACGTCGTACCGCGAGGAACTGGACTTGAGTCTTCTGGATGGTCGCACCGTCAGCGGCAAACAGGGGCTTCCGCTCGGACTTGTCGACGGCGTCTTCACCACTCGCGAGGAGGCAATCCGCGAGTTCCTCGGGAGGTACGTGTGAGCATCCTCGCCAAGACCATGCTGGCGTTCAAGGGAGCCATCGATGCGAAGGGCTGGACGTGGACTGCGTCCGTTCGCCCCGGCATCTCCCGCGGCCCGCTGGACGACGACGATACCGCCAACCCGGCGAGCAACCCACTCCCGTCGATCATCTGCAACGCATCGAGCGCGCAGCAGATCCAGCCGACGATCGGGAATTTCGAGGTCTCATGCGCCATCGAGGTCCGGCATCAAGCCGATGACTCAACCCCGAGCGCGCATCTGTCGGACGTCTCGGACGTTGAGGAATGGATCCTCGGGGATGAGTTCATCACCGACCTGAACGCCTACTCCGGATTCACGGCATTCGGCCGCGGGAACGTCTCCAGCAGCTTCGATCAGATGGGCCGGAAGTGGGTCACCCGTTTTGAGTTCACACTGACGGCCGCGCCGTCGGACATCAGCTAACCAAGGACACACCATGTCTGCATATTCACAAGGCGGAGCGCCAGGTTTTGGAACATACGGCGGAAGCACGTCCGGGTCACTGACCCCGGTCACGTTCACGGTCCACGACGGGGGTGGAACAACTCTCGGGTCTGGATTCGTGATGCCCACGGTCGACGGGTTCACGCTGACGCACAACTACGAGACCGCGACCACCCGCAAGGGCAATGGGGACTTCGATTCCCACACCGCACACGGTGAGTATCTGGAACTGTCCGTTGACCTCGTATTTACGGCCGACAGCCTTGCGAATCACGCCAAGGTTGAGCGTGGTTTTCCGCTCGGCTCAACCATCGTCATCGCTGGCGCCCCTGTTCGCCCAATGGGCTCATTTACCGACGCAATCAACGTCGCTGGCGGATCCGCTCCGGAAACCTCCCGCTGGCACCTGATGCCGGGAATGAGTATTCGACGCTCCGCCAGCGGAACGAGCACTGGCAGCGTCACCCTTCGCCGGTACCCTGGAATTGTCGGCGGCGCCGCCATCGTCACCTGATGCACTGGGCAACAGCCATCCAGCCGACCCGCGTCCTCGGGCTCACACTCCGCGAGCCTGTGACGCTGGCGCATGTCCTGTTGCTGGCAGAGCTTGAGTCTCCCGTTGTCACCGGCGGACTCGTCACGATCGGAGACATCGCGCTGTCCGCGTTCGTGTGCGCGTGGCCGGCCGATAAGTCCCGCCGCCTTCTCGCGTCCCGCTGGTGCCCGCTGGTGTTCCGCCTGTGGGGTCGGTTCTGGCGTCCGGACGGAGATGCGGAACGGTTCATGACGTGGCTCCGGTCCCAGATCGAACTCCCGGAGACGTGGTCGCCAGAGTCCCGCGGTCGCAAGACAGAGTTGGCCGCCCCGTGGTGGCTCAACCGCATGGCGCAGGCGCTGGAGGCCGGCGTGGGCTACAAGGACGCGCTGGCAATGCCCCTGCGCACGCTGTCGCTCATCATCGCCGCACGGCTTGAGGCGAACGGAGTGCTGGAGTTCGTCTCCGATCGGCAACGCGACTACATCAGGATGTGCGAGGAGCACGCTCGGAGGAACTGACATGGCCATCTTCTCATTTCTCGCGAAGCTCGGGCTCGACACGACCGACTTTCAGGCCGGGGTGAAGCGGGCGCAGTCGTCCGCGGCCGGGCTTGGGAAGGGTCTGAATTCGCATCTCGGGGCCAGCTTCAAATCGCTTGGCGCAAATATGGCCGCCGCGTTCAGCGTCGCCGCGGTCACCGGGTTTGCGTCGAAGGTTGCCGAGACTGCTGGCGAGATCAAAGACATGTCCGAACTGCTCGGAGTGTCCACCGACGAGGTTCAGCGCCTGCAAATCGCATCCGAGGAAGCTGGCATTTCGTTTGCGAAAATCGTCGGCGCGTTCCAGAAGATCGAGCAGAAGAAAGCCGAGGCTCTCACAGGGGACGAAAAATCGGCAGGACTCTTTGGGCTGCTTGGGATCGATCCGAACGGGAACTCCATCGACATCCTGAAGGCCGCGGTGGACGCATCCGAAAAGGGAGCGAAGGAGAACGCTGCTGCATTCGAACTGCTTGGCGGAAAAGTCGTCCACCTGAAGCGGGTCGTTCAGGAGTTGAACTCGCTTCCGAAGGTCGACCTCATTTCAGAGCAGGCCATCAACAAGATCGACGAGGCAGAGAAGACTGCCAGCAGGATGTGGCGCAGGGCGTGGATGGCAACCGTTGGGGCAACTGGAAATGCCATGGCGAACATCGAGGCGATGAAGGTGGCGTATGACGCGCACTCATACGCTTCTATTGCCGCCGAGAACGCCGGCATGACGGGCGAAGAGGCAAAGCGATTTCGAATGGAAAGAATGGGACAAGCGCTGGAAGGGCTGCAAGCAAGCCAGCTCGGAATCAGCGTTGACCAGTTGAGGGCGAGGAACTCGCCAACCCAGCAGGCAGCGCAATCGCAGGATCAAAACGCGCTGCTGCTTGAGGCTGCACGCGCCAACATCAAGACCTTCGAGATCCTTTCCCAGAACGTCCGCCAATGAGCGCATACACACACGGCTCCAGCACGTTCGCAGCGTCCGGCGTGACGCAGGGCACAGCGCGCCTCGTGTTCGATCAGAAGGGCGGCAACACGTGGGAGTACACCTACGAGGGCACGGCCGCCGGAATCGCCGCGCAGGCCGCATCGCTCCAAGCGATTGGGGCCCGGACCAGCGTTGACGCCAGCGGGCCAATCAATCGCCTCACCGCCTCCTTCGTCCGCGACCCGAACGAATCCACATCTTCGGAGGTCCCGTTCGACGTCTGGAACATTTCCAACGAGGAGTATCAGGTCTCCGTCTTTGCGACGACCCGCGCCATCGAGGAGGCGGGGTCCTACATCAACCGCGCTCAGTACCGCAGCGACATCGAGGAGGCTGTGCGGGGTGGCGAGGATTACCCGCTGGATTCCGCGACATACCCGGCTGGCGAGTACATCTACAACCTGCTCACCCAGGGCATCGACACGCAGCCGCAGAAGCTGCCGGTCCTGTCGCGCTCCCGCACCTACTCGCTGACGTACACCGGCACGCCACACCGTGTCACCGTGGCGCCTGTGGTCTATACCCGCGCCGCACTCGTCCGCGACTTCGGGATCGTCTCCCCGCTTCTGGACCGGATCCCGATCGACCCGTCGACCACGCTGCCGACCGGGTTCGTCTGGGGCTGGTACCTGTCGCGTGAGGACTTCAGCTATCAGATCGAACGCGGGGCCTTGAAGGTCACAGAAAACCTTGGTTGGCGTTTCGGTGCGTGGAATGCGTGGCCGGCCAGCTCCGCGCTTCAAGGCCTCTACCGCCTCATCGAATGAACCTCCCAGACAAGGTTTCCGAGAAAGGGCTGGAGCCGGACCTTCGGCGAGCGTTCAACCGCCTCATCGACTACCTGCGCGCCATGGAGCCGCGGTCGTCGGCGAGCGTGTCGGTTCAGCGCACGACTGAGGGCGTGAGTCTTTCCGTGAACCCGTCAGCACGCGGGAGCGGGAGCGGTGGAACTCCAAGATGGGGATGATTTATGGCAGACGTAACAATCACAGTCTCAATCGTTGCCTCTAAAGGGGGCGCATCCGTCAGCAGCATCGGAAGCACCGGAGCGGCGGCGACGTCGTTCACGATGACAGGAACCGACCTCGGTTCCGGAACAGTGCTGGCCGACCCAACTCCAGCGACGCTGTCGGTTGGATCTGCGACCGGGCCCTACTGGTTGTTCGTTCGCAACAACTCATCCACATCTGGCGAGGAAATCCGAATTGGCAACGCCAGCGCCAACCCGATCACGTCGCTGAGAACCACGCTGACGCCTGGGGAAAGCAACCTGATCTCGGTGGAGACCAGTGGAACGGTCTACATCGAAAGCGAAGCAGGAAATCCTCAACTCTACTGGGTCGCCGTCGAGAAGTGATCGATGCCGATCACCTTCACACGGGCGCTGACCGTCGAGCCAGGCGACGCGATAACCTCGCGCCAACTGGCGTCCCTGTCGCTGGCGTTCAACGACCGGATCCGCTCCGGGCTTGGGGATGCGACATACCGCATTCCGTATTACCTGTTCCAAGCCGCCCGCCAGA